ACCGATTATTTAGCACAAGCTGCAACCACGATCTCCTCAGTAGCAGCTATTGTTCAGGGTGTCACTGTAGACGGAACCGCTTATGTAAGTGGTTCCTTGGTACTCGCTTGGATTATGGGCGGTGATCTTACAGATGGAGCAGTTAACTCTGTTACTTTCCGATTCACTCTGGCAGATAGTAATGTGCACGGTGGCCCGACAATCGATGACCACACTATTTACTTTAAGATGGTGGAGAAATAACATGTCGCTCATAGTCGAAGACGGTACAGGGAAGTCGAATGCTGAGAGCTATTGCTCGGTAGCATTCTGTGATGATTACTTCTCAAAGCGCGGCAATACCACTTGGGGTGATTTAGACGACGATGCCAAAGAAGCTGCATTGCGTAACGCCTCCGAATATATGGTGGGGACCTATCGCGATCGTTGGTTGGGACGTCGTGTGTTGACCACACAAAGACTTGACTGGCCGCGGGTGGGCGTTATCATTAGCGACTTCCGAACCGTAGTGTTTGGAGCGTACGGATTATTTCAAGTTGATTACCAAAGTGTTCCTGAAGACATCAAACGAGCTTGTGCAGAATTAGCCATTCGTGCCACTGTTGGTGTCTTAGCAGTTGACCAAGAACAGAGTGTGATTCGCGAGACAATTGGACCCATCACCGTTGAGTATCAACCAAACACATCTTCAGTTCTTTGGTATCGTCAAGTAGATATGATTTTGAAAGTCTATTTGGCAAATGGTGGTTCTGGTTCAATGGTTCGTTTATCGAGAACATAATGACTGCCTCTATTTACACTAGATTGGCTGCTACCAGTTTAAAACTGTTGACTAAATACGGTCAACGTGCTATTCTACGCCCACAGTCTACTGGAGGTTACGTCCCTGGCAACAGTTCAGCAACTCTAGGAGGCAGTTTGGGTCAGTTTGATGAGTTTAGACAAGTTCTTCCAACTGACCAGCCTGGTCAAAGAATTGCGCAACAATTTGGACAAAGTTTACAGAACGGCACCTTGTTACAAAAGAGTGACAAGTGGGTGTATGTAGACGCAGCCGGTCGGAAACCAGGCTTAACAGATATATTGATTTTAGGTGGTGTTTCATTTAACATCATTGATTCACAAGAAGTGGACCCGGGCGGTAAAGCCCTACTTTATTTGATTGTGTTAAGAGCATGACAAATGCCATTAATGCCAAAGCTTCTGCTGACGTTTTTAGATTTATTCTAAAAAGTAAAAGTGCGATCCAAAAGGTCACAAGGCTGGTATTAATGGAAATTGGTTACAGATTGGTTGCAAGATCACCAGTTGGCGATCCTACTACATGGCATCCTGCGTATTGGCCTAAAGGTTATCATCCTGGAACCTTTATCAATAATTGGCAGTTGGGAGTTGATGCCGTACCAACAGAAGTACAAGTTTCTCCACCAAATGAATTAGGAGCGGACTCATACAGCAGACTCTCAAAGTTGCAAAGATGGCCCGCTGGGCACACTTACTACTTTGTGAATAATCTGCCGTACGCGAAAGCTTTGGAGCATGGGCATTCATATTTGCAGGCTCCGAACGGTATGGTGGGTTTAACAGTTTTAGAGTTCCCCGAGATTGTAAGACAAGCTGAACTTAATTACTCGAAAATGGAAGACTAATGTCTATTGTAAAAATCAGAGACGCTTTGGAACTTGCCTTAGACGGCATGGTCGGGCTGATCCCTGATATTGCAATTACGTCAAGTACAGCAGCTTCCCCAGCGGTAATTAAGACGGCTGTTCCGCACGGCTTATTAAGCGGTATCCAGATTTCCATCACCGGAAGCACAGCGTCCGCTTTAAATGGAACGTTTATATGTGTGGTTATAGACGCTACCCATTTGTCGCTTACCCATTGGGTTACAAAAACCCCTATAGCAAGTACGGCAAGCGGTACTGGCGGGGTTATTAAAGCGCAGCTTACCGCATGGGAAGGGGTAACATTTTTACCCGTATATGGGGTGCCATTTCAAAAGGTCAACCTATTACGTGCAGCGCCTGAAACTCCGGCTTATGGCGGGAATTTCTCAAGGGAAGTTGGTTTTATGCAGGTGAGTCTGTTTTATCCCAAGGGGATAGGCACTTCGTTAATTGATACAAGAGCTGAACTATTGCAGTCAACTTTCAAAAGAGGATTGTCCTTTACGAAAGATTCGATTGTAGTACACATCCATAAGAAACCGGAAGTACAGCACTCTTTAATTATCGACCAAGCAATAACGTTGTCAGTTAGAATTCCATATTACGCAGACATCTTTGAATAACTTAAAGGTATTATCATGACTCTTATCGCCTCAGGTATTAATAAACTGCTTACCTTTAAAAAGCAGTCGGGCGTCGGCACTATTGCTGGCACAGGCTCTGCTCAAAATCTGCGTCGTACGCAATCGACACTGGATTTGAAAAAGGCTACCTACTCCTCGAAAGAGATTCGTCCTTCTCAACAGCGTTCTGACTTCCGTCACGGCGTGCGTTCGGTCGAAGGCACAATCAGTGGTGAACTGTCGGTTGGTACTTACCAATCGTTTACTGAGTCTATCGTTCGTCAAGCGGCTCAAACCGCAGCTACCACTGGCGCACTGATTGATGTTACCTCTGCATCGACTACTGCCAACATGGGTACGTTTACCCAAGTCGCCGGCAACTACTTCACCCAAGGCTTCAAAGTCGGTATGGTGATTCGTTGGACTGGTTGGGCAACCACTGGTACACCGAACAACTCCACCAACCTGCTGATCATCGCGCTGACCTCCAAGATCATGACTGTTGCCAACTTAGCGGGCGTAGCTATCGGTGCTAAGGCCGCTGGTGACTCCGTGACTGGTGTGAGTGTGGGCAAACACGTCTACGTTCCGCAGTCGGGCCACACTCGTGACTACTATACCATCGAACACAACTTCTTGGACGTCGTGCAGTCCGAAGTGTTCAAAGACTGCGTCATGACCCAAATGGATGTTAAGTTGCCTGGTACTGGTATGTCCACCATTGACTTCATGGTCAAGGGTATTGACATGCAGACGGGCACTTCGGGTTATTTTGTAACTCCAACCGCTGTGACCACAGGTACGGTTCTGTCGGCTGCTAACGGTGCGCTGTATATCGGCGGCACTATCAACGGTCTGGTAACAGGTCTGAACTTCTCTATCAAAGGTGGTCACACAACCATCGGCGGTATTGTAGGTTCGAACGTGGAACCTGACATCTTCCCTGGCGACGTAACTGTTGACGGGCAAGTGACCGTGCTGTTTGCCGATGCTGTTGCTCGCGACATCTTCGTCAACGAAACTGAAGTGGCAATCATTGCGGTATTTACTACCGACAACACTGCAACCTCGGGCTTCACTTCCTTCGTCTTCCCTCGCGTTAAGCTGGGCGGCGCCTCCAAAGACGATGGTGAAAAAGGTCTGGTTATGACCATGCCATTCACTGCACTGGAAAAAACTGCTGGTGGCGCTGGTACGGACAGCTTCCAAACCACCATCATGATCCAAGACAGCGCTTTCGTCTAATCGATCAGGGGGTGGTGACTCCTCCCTCTGTGCTTTCCCTCGGGTGATGAGCCCGGGGGTTTTTTACCATTGGAGCTTGACATGACAACCCACGTTATTGTAAAATGTCCTAATCCTAATCACAACGAAGTTGTTGTCGAGAAGGTGAGTAAAGGTATGGATGGAGTCGAAACAGTCACAGAGCGAGTTCATCTTGCAAAAGGGCAAGAACACACGTTTTATGTTTACGCCACACAGACCTTAAATATCAAAGAAGTTCCAGTCTAACCAACATAACAGGTACATAAAATGACAGATCAAGCACAGTCAAAAGAGTCAGGTTTCGAATTAGACGACATCATTAACGGTGATAATGAAAATACCTTTGATGTTTCAGTAAAAGAAGACATCGATGGTAATACCCTCAGTGGTTTCAAGATTGTAGGTAAAGACAGCCAGGAGTATCGTCTCATTACCAGTTACATCCGGCGCGAGAACATCAAACGCTCCGCAAAACGCCAGCAAGCAATTGATACCAAAACGGACGTTGGTGCAGAACAGTTGGGTTCGATTTTGGATGAAAACGACTTTGCAATTGCCGAAGCGGTTACTGTCGGCTGGTACGGTTTTAACGTTGAAGGCGCACCAGCAAGTTTTGACAAGTCTAAGCTGCCATCGATCTTCTCCAAGAAGCCTACCTGGCAAGCTAAAATTCTGGCTGAACTGAACAAAGACGCAAATTTTACCAAGAGCTGATCGATAAGTTGGTAGAGTTTGCTAAGAGCAGATTCCAATGGGGCGCAAAGCATGATGATGGGGCAACGACAGAACAACACGTTGCCTCAGCAAAGAAGAATGCTTTAGCGTCCCTTGTTATTACCGATCAGACAATTAAAGAATTGCCACCTGTAATAGATTGCCCGTACGAGTTAAAACATGTATGGGACTGGTTTTACGATTTAGATAAAACGCGTCAAAACAATATGGGTCATGGTCCGATAACCTATATTGAGTTCAACAACTGGGCATTTAGAATGCAAATGGATCCAACTCCATATGAGACTAGAGCTCTAATGGCTGTTGATAAAGCATTTTTGCTATATTCTCACAACCGAGATAAAAAATGACCACACCATCCGGCGGTACTCCCCCAAGCGGCACAGATCTGGCATCTGTAGGTATCACAGTCAAAACTGATGCTGGTGTAGCAGCCGCTGAATTAGATACAGTGGGCGTCTCTACGGTTAGTGTGGTCAAAGACATTGACACCCTTATTGTCGCTGCTGATAAAGAAGCTGCTGCAATTACTAGATCTACCGCTGCAACTAAACTACGAATTGAAGCATTAAATGCTGAGTATGCTGCCCAGCAGGAGATCCTTCGTCTAGACAAAGACGCTGTTGCTATTCGTCAAGCACAGACTAACGCTGCAACTAATTTAATCGCCAAACTGGATGATTTAATCTTAACGTACGGTTTAACTACTGAACAGGTTTATCGTTTGCGCGCTGCACAACTGGATGTTACAGCAGCAGCTGAACCGCTTATTGCAACATTAGAACATCTGAAATTAGTCGAATACCAAGTTAATGCGCAAATGATTGCGAACGATGCTGTGCGTCAACGGGAAATTAAAGGCTTACTTGAGAAGGCTGCCGCGGTTGAAGCTGCTGCTAATGCAGAAATGATTGCAGTCGATTTGGTTTCAGCACGTCAAACCAAATCTGCTGAAGCAACTGCCAACGCCCAAATGGCAGCTAATGATAAAGCTACCCAAAAAATTGTTGCGAACTATGCTGCGCAATCTAAGGCTGCTGAGGCATCTGCTAATGCACAAATGATTGCGAATGACCTTGTCACACAAGCGCGACTCACAATAGAACAAGAAGCGGTTGCGCTTGCAGAGAAACAAGCTATTGAAGAGATTAGATGGAATGCGATGTCCGTTAAGGCTCGCATTGCTGAACTGGAACGTCTGAAAGCTTATCAAGCTTCTAGCGCAATTCGTCCAGAAACCATTGCTCAGAATTTCTCAGGTGCTGCAATTGCTGACTTACCGAACTTAACACAATTAACTGAACAATATGCAGCCAGTTTGACTCATTCAAGCACTGCTGCCCGTGAAAGCGTAGTAGCTACGGATGTATTATCAAACGCAATGGGGAACAACCGTGTTCGTACAGAAGGTCTTGTAATTGCACACGAAGCTTTACAAGGACGCTTTACTCGTATTCCTGGATCATTAATGGTCATGGTGGAATACTTAAATATGTCCAGTGTTGGAATGACAGGATTCACTGTAGCGACATTAGCTGCCGTCGGTGTGTTAGCAGCATTCGGTTACGAAATTGTGAAAGGTATAGAACAACAAAAAGCATTTAGCGATGCTTTAATTCGCACTAACAATATGTCTGGCGAAACTGTTGACCGCATGACGGTCTTGGCAGATAGTGTGGGCAAATTGCATGGTAATTTTAAAGAAGCTTACGAAGCAGTCGCGACACTGGCCAATAGCGGTAAATTTACCGCTGACCAAATTGCAGGAATTTCTAGTGCAGTAGTTGAATTATACCACGCTTTCGGAACACCTTTACAACAATCAATTAAAGAATTCGAATCTTTAACAGTTAAAGCAAATACTTCAGGTCGATCTACAACATTGGAAGTCACCAAGGCTTTAGAAGTCTTGGATGAAAAGTACCATTTTGTAAATACTTCAGTTTTAACCCATATTGCGCAATTAGAAAAAGAAGGCAAAGCATTAGAAGCATCTAAAGAAGCATTAAAAGCTTTAACCGAAGAAACTGAACGTGCAGGAAAAGCTTCTGTGGATAATGCTGGTTACGCTGAAAGAGCTTGGAATGCTGTTACTCGTGCAGTTCGTGGTACGATTCAAGCAATGGCGGATGTAGGAAAACGTGGTACTGACGCCGGTAAAGAGCAGGCGTTACTTAATCAGTTACCCAAAAACAAAGACGGTTCTTTAATTACAGATCCTAATAAACTATCTGTAACTGATAACGCACGTCTACAACAATATCTAGATTTAGAAAACAAATTAGTAGATGCTAATGCCGCCGCTGCGGCTCAAGCAGAAAAAACACAAACCCGTTCACAAGCTAATTTAGCAGTAACCGATTTAGAAATCGAACGGTTAAAACAAAGTAAAAAATCAAACGACGAATTAACAAACGCTTTACAAAATAGATGGGAAATCTACGCTAGGATTGCGAAACAGGATCCTCAGAGTCCATTATTGTCTCAAGAATCCGTAAACCAAGATTATTTAGATATTGTGCGTGAACATACGCGTCGAGAAAAAGCTATTAAAGATGATGGGCGTAAACAAGAATTATTGGCGACTTTGGAAGCAGCTACAGCTGAATTTAATGCAAGTAAGAAAGCAACTGAAGACAACGCAAAATTAGATGCAGAATATTATAAGCAGGGTACTGAGACTGCGAATGAATACTACGCTAATTTGAAGCGCGGTCGTGCAGATGAAATTGCTGCTGCGGACAGAGAATTTGAAGCAAAAATTAAAGCACTCAACGCTTATAAAGCGAGAACTGCGCCTGAAGAAAAAGAACGTTTAAAACGGATTCAAGAAGAAACTGCTGCGCATAAAGCATCAATCGATGCTATAGAAGCTGCACAAGGTCTCAGTGACGCTAAACAAGATAGTGATTTAACAGCCTTATACGCAGACATAATTGATAAAAATAGTAAAATCTCAGAAAGTGAGATTAAATCTTTAGAAAAGTCAATCGCTGCTCAAAAACTACACAATGCTGAAATAGGTAAGACTGCTGAAATGAAAGAGCTTGCGAAAAAACAAGCCCAAGACGATCTAACTTTAACACAGCAAACAGAAATTATTAACCTTGATGCGGCTGTTGCTTCTAAACAGTATAGCCAAGAAGAAATTAACGCATTCACTATAAGATCATCACAATTAAAGCAAATTATAGGTCTTCGTCAACAAGATGCAGCACTATTGAAAGAAGGTGCCGAATTAGAAAAACAGGCTTCCATTACAAAAGTTGCATCCGAAGCTTGGGCAAAAATGGATAGAAAGATTGAAGACGACTTAACTAGCGCTATCATTGATGGTGGTGGTAAAGGCTTCAAGAAGCTCATCCGCGACATGGAACTCGCATTTGCGAAGATGATTCTGCAACCAATCATCTCGCCTATTGCATCTAGCATTGCTTCTATCTTTAATCCGAACGCTGCACAAGCTTCAGGTTTAACAGGCACTGCTGGTGCAACTAATTCCGCTATCGGTTTAATTAATGCTGCGAACGCCGCTAAGACTGCATACTCCTCGTTAACTTCAACTGGTTCTGGTTCAATTGCCGCATGGTTAGGTGGTACTTCTAGTGTCTCACCAATGTCTGTGGCGGCAGCGAACGCAAACGGTTTAGCCGGTGGCGATTCTTTAGGCACGCTCATTAACATGAACGGTTGGTCCACTGGTGCAACTGTCGGCGCCGGAGCAGGTGCTGCTAGTGCTGCCGGACTGGGAACTGGTGTCGCTGCCGGGACAGGCACTATTGGTACTGGTGCGGTCGTAGGTGGGGAACTGGGGACGGGCTTAGGAGGTGGTGCAAGCGCAGGCTTAGGAACGGGTGTTGCTGCGGGTACTGGTGCTGAATTGGGTACGGGTTTAGCTGCTGGTGCAGGCGAGGGTCTTGGTGCTGGTGCCGCAGGTGCTGGCGCTGCTGGTGCAGGTGCGGAAAGCGGTTTAATGACCTTGGGACCGTATGGCTGGGCTGCGGCTGCTGTCATTGCGGCATTCGCTCTGTTTGGTGGTGGTAACGGCGTTGAACAAAACACGCACTTGAAGTTTGCGAACGATAACGCACCGGGTAACATTAGCATCAACGAGCGCGGCAACCAAGGCCAGAGTGACTCTTACATGGGCGGTCATTCAACTTCAGAGTTCGGTACGTTTGGTGTCGCAAGTAGCTTCTGGATGAATGCTGACCAGGCTACTGTACAGGACTTTGTAAAAACTGTTGGACAAACTGATGACGCCTTGGCAAGATTCTTGACGACCACTGAGAAGGCTAGTGTGGTCACTCAATTGCAAGGTAAAACCTATACCGCTCAAACCGGCTCGGAAAGTGATAATCCAAATGGCAAAGGCCAATTGGACGCAGTGTTTAAAGCACGTATTCGTGATATCTTTGAAGGTGTCGAAAGTGGCTTAGGTTCATTAATCGATTCCTTTAGCGGCACTTCGTCTGAGTTGGCAACGGAAGCACAAAACATCCTGTCCTTCCGTGCTGCATTGGTACAGTCTGGTGAAGCTGTGTTCGGCGAGAAAGTCACCTTGCAACAGGTCGCAGCATTACGTCAGCCAACTGAAAGTGTGGGCACAGCATTGCAACGTGTGTCTTCAGAGTTCATTACCACGAATCAAGTTGCTCAGAACTTAGGTAAAACTTCGTTTGAGGCGTTTGGTAAAGTTGGGTTATCTTCAATTGCTGCACGCGAA